TTCACACAGTTCAATGCTGATGGCATTGGTGTCTTGATGCAGAATCGCGCATACGCACAGTTAGTATCTTGTTTTACTATTTCAACTTCCACTTCTATTAAAGCAGAAAGCGGTTCGCAATGTTCTCTAACCAACTCTAACTCATCGTTTGGTGACTTTGGATTGGTAGCAACTGGAGGATCAAAGAGTATTTACAACGGTGATCTCCATGCAGATTATAACCTGAATGATGATATTATTCGTGTGAATGGAATTATCAACACCGATTCCGCGAACTACTCATTACAATTGGGTGATTTTAAGAAACCGAATTACAATGACGCAATTAAGTTTGCGAACGATTCGTATTATTACACCATTCTTAATGTATCAGATGAGATCACACAAAACTGGTCTGTGTCTCTTAATAATGATCAGGTTGTTGTTAACTCTACTGATCTGCCCCAAGGAACAAATACAGGTAAATCTGTTCTTATATCTAAAGACGATAACATACTTGCTTTCACTTCACCAAGTAACTCGGTAGAAGTAGAGGTGTTCCAAAGAAGCGGAACTGCTTGGAATGCGTTGGATCGTCCACAGACAACTAATCCGATTAACACTTTTGGAGCAACAAGTTCAAACTTTGGAACTAGGTTAGCATCAAACAGAGAAGGCACGACTATTGCTGTGAATCAAACAGGGAATAAGTATGTTGTTGGTGCCACTAATTCTACCACCTTACATGGTGCTGTTTATATTTTGCAGACCACAGACGGAATCAACTATAATCAAATACAATTTATTACTGATTCAGTATCTTCATCACCAAACCCAACAACAAACAGAAAATTGGGTAGTGAATTATCAATGTCTGGAGATGGCAACACTTTGTTGATCTCAAATGAAGCAGACTCTGATAGTTTATTTGTAAATGGTGCAGTCAATATTTACAATAGAGATTCTGCTAATGATATTAATGGATTTCAGAAAGCACAAAAATTGTTGTTCCCGAAAGGAACAACATCGGGTGCACCGACTACTGCACTTTCAGAAGACGGGGCAAGTATATTAGTAAGTTGGAGAGGTAATGTACATTACTATTACACCAAGAATCAATTTGGGGTATTCAGTTTATCTCAAAACATTGTATCTCAACTAGGTCAAAATGATGAGGCAAACTTTGAGGTAACCATAAACGGTGATGCTTCTTATGCTGCGTTCTCTTCACCCGATACTGGGGAAACGTTTAATACTACGGTCCCTGCTCAAGTAGGGAATAGTGTTTTCTTTGATGTTGATGATACTACTGGTTTTGAAGTAGGAATGAAAATCTATTATGGAACTTCTATTGTAACAGAAGATCCCGGATTTTCAGTTGTTCCTAATACAATACCGGCACAAACTTACATTGTAGATGTTGTCTCGGCAACATCGCTTGAATTATCAAACCCTGTTGGTCCAGCATTCGATGGTGTAGGTGATTTTGCACTAGCATATTTCGAGAATGAAGGTGGAGCAGAATTCTTCCAGTTTGATGAAGGAGCATGGAATTTACAAGAAACCGTCTATCCTTCGAATGGTAGAGGGAATCAAGAACTCGGCGCTGGAACCAATACTCGATACGGACAGTCTCTTGACATGAATGATACTGGCGATATCGCTATCATTGGAGCAGTTAACGGTTCCTCTAGTGTGCTTAATAACGACTCTTCTGCTGCCGCATATATTGTAGAACGAGCAGGAACAAACTGGGCAGAGGTTGCTATATTACAACCACAGAATCCTCAATTTAACGGAGACACTAATGGATCTGGCACGGATGATAGATTCGGTGAAGCAGTAACCGTAGGCGGCACAGGTGATTATATTGCCGTAGGAGCAAGTAATCGTTTGGTTGAAGGCACAAGTGGTTCAGTATTTACTTACTCTTCTATTCTCCCTGAAACAGGAAGTTTTGAATTAACGATTGCTCCACCCCTAAATAAAAATGCGGCAGGACAACAAAAGGTTGATTTCCATCAGAGATCATTGATTAGTGCGTCTTCCCACACGTTTGAGTTTGTAGGATCAGGTACTAATATGTTCGCGGCAGTGCCACAAAACGGTGGCATACCGAGAAAAGAAAACGAAATCGTATTTGACTCTGCTGAGTCGCTACAACCTAACTTTGGTTTGGTTTACTTCACAGCAACAGATGAACTAGGTGATTTTAGGATTGGTGGTGATTTAACTATCAACCGTGAATCAGGAACAATTACAGGAACAACTTTTGACAGATCGTTGTTTGCGGTGTTAACACCATACATTCTGGCATTAGAGGGATCATAAATGGCCACTCCATTAAATCAGTTTAAAACTAAAACCTATATCATACAGGATAAAGATGCTACCGAAGCAGTAAAAGCAAGGGGAACTGATGTGGTATATACAGTTCCCGCAGGTGTTTCTGCGATTATTTTGATGGCACAGATATCGAATATTGCGAATGACGCAACTTATGATGTCAACTTTGTCCACCATGATGTAGGAACCGACACTAGCACTTACCTCGTTAAAGAATTTGGTGTTCAATCGAACGATGCAGTATCTCCTTTAACAGGAAAGTTAGTAGTTCAAGAAGGCAATCAGATTGCTATTTGGGCAGATCAAGCAGATAAACTCGAACTCACATTGAGTTTTTTGGAATCATTAAATGGCTAGAAGACTTATATCGTTAGCAGGTAAAGTAGTTAGAAAATCGGCAGGGGATTTAGATGCCGATCGTTATCTTTATCTGTCGTTAGATCAGGCAGAACCCAACCCAGGTAATCCTGACAGCGATAATTCGTTGTTCTTTTCGAACGCGGATGGTACCCGTGGGTTTACTAAAAGACCCAAGGTTAATGGTCTAGCATTCGGAGATGGAAAATTACCAGAAGCAGGAGCAGATGATGATTATGCTCTTATTCTAAATACGAACCCTACTGTTGCTGGAGATGACAGTGTAGGATTTCGTAAACTAGGCGATTTAGCATTTACTAACGAATCAGAAATTACTCTGCAATCTGTTACTGAAACCGGAAATACAACTACCGAAGGTATAGTCGTTAATGCTTTACCGGGTGGAGGATCGTTTTCGGGTAACAACTCTAACACTTACGGTGTAGAAATTAATGGGTTTACTGGGCAGTCTCCCCAACAAGCACTCTTTATCGGTGACGGTACTAATTCATTAATTGAAGGTGATTTACAAATCACTGGTGCTTTCAACATTAACACAACAGATGGGGACGTTAGTGGTCCTGGGATTGTCGGTTTAAACAGCATACAACTGCTTGTGATGGACAGCGCAAATGCGCCAATTCCATATAAAATTGGTAAAAGAGATTTTAACTTTACTGCTTTTGATCCTCCTACTTTAAGAGAAGTCACTGAATTTACAATCGCATCGGGTGATGCAGCGAGCACCTTTACAAGTGGTGCAACTACACCTAATGGCATTAGAGCAAAATTTTTCAAATCTGATACATTACAAAATAGAACTTCTAATGATGCTGGTGGTATATTAGACGGTAGCGTACAACAGTATAGAAAAGCATTAGTAGTCGATACTACTGCTGATTCAATAGGTTACAGAAACCTTACTGAACTTGCTTTGTTTGATAGTTCTACAACTGCTATTAATGTTCCTCAAATCTTTGTTAAAGATCCTGGAGTAGGAGACATATCACAGATCAGCAATACGATTCCGTTGGTCTTCCAAGATTCTGTTACTAAAGAATATAAAATTTTAGACATTAATGTTGTCAACCTTGACGAGACTTTTGAAACCCTTCACTCTGTTTCAGGAAGAACAGAGACTGGTTTTGATCAAGGTGAAACAGGTAACCCTGTTATATTCAGCAACACAGTAAAACTTCGTGGCAATACCGGCGATCAAGCATTAGCATCAAAAACTTCGAACACAGTTATTGTTGCTGACTATGGTTTGACAAACGACAGTGCTTTCGTCGGTGTCAGACTTGCTGAAGATATTGCGTTTAACGATAGTCTGATTAATCTAAATTTCGTTTTAAGCAGAGGAGACTCTACTAACCTTGCTGCTAATTTGGGTGGACCAGTCCGATTAATAAACAACGACTCCAAAGGATTCATTTCGGGACAACCAACCGTTGTTGCTATTCGTTCTAATGACAGTGTTGGTTTCGTTACATTAGATCAAATTGCTTTTACCGGAGAAGAAACCTACGGTCTTTTTGAAACCGTAGAACTTAATGATAGTGCTGATAAACCAATCAAGGTTGGTGGATTAGTTATAAGACCAACGAGTGCTAGATCTGGCACAGAAGCAATAGCAATCGATTCAGATTTATTAGGATCTTCTAACACTGTCAATCAGTTTTTAGTATACGAAAAAACTCTTGGTAGTTCAACTCCTGGTAAAGTAATTCTTCGTGAACTTGACAACAATGTTCTCGATGGTGATGACACAACACTTCAAACCGCAACCGAGCGCGGAAGAACTACTACGTTAGAAATTATCGCGCAAGGTTTTGTGGGGGATAGTGCTACCGTCCAAAACCTAGAAGCAACTACTCAGGCAACTCTTGCAAGCGCAAGCGTTACAGACTTGACCACGGATCGTGTAGTGTTCTCTGGTGCTGCTGGCGAACTCGAAGACGATGCTAATCTTACTTTCGACGGAACATCACTTCAAGTTGGTGTAAATCTTAACGTAGATGGTATTACAACATTAGACTCAACTTCGATAGTTGGAACACTTGATGTCGAGGGAGTAACGAATCTTGACTCTACTTCAATAGTAGGAACACTTGATGTCGATGGTATTACAACATTAGACTCAACTTCGATAGTTGGAGGATTTGATGTAACGGGAGAAACTACTCTCGATAAAACAACTATTGACGGTTTACTTGATGCTAATGCTGGCATCGATGCTTCATCAGTTAAAGTAGAAGATTTAACCAGTGGTCGGGTGGTCATTGCTGGAACTAATGGTGAATTAGAAGACGATGCTGACTTAACGTTTAGTAATACCACATTAACTGCCACCAATATTAATGTCACAACGGATCTTGATGTTGGTGGTATTACAACATTAGATTCTACTTCAATAGTAGGAACACTTGATGTTGATGGTATTACAACATTAGACTCTACCACAATAGTAGGAGCGGTAAATCTAACTGGACTGATAGGTACTGAATCATTAGAAGTATTAACAATCGATGGTTCTAATGAAGTTGCTCGAAGAACAGTTGAATCTACTGCTTTTACAGGCGAAACATTAACTACTGTCACAGATCCTACGAGACCTGTTGGATATGATGTCACCTCAACACCATTGTATTTAAATGGTGGTATCTCTCTCGCAGCAAACGCAACGGACACACAAGCAACATATAAACTGTTGAATCTCGGATCAGGTGTATCGGGAGACAGTGTAGAATTTTTAGAAGTTGATGCTTCAATCCTTGATGGGTCTGCTTTGGGATTAAACGAAGTATTGACAGTTGGTAATACTTCGAATTTAGATATTCTTTTAGGCGGCACTTCTGCGATAACTGCCGATAGTGCTACTTTTGCGTCTAATTTGAGTGTCGGTACCCAAGCAACATTAGCAAGTGCAGCAGTGAGCGATCTGACAGATAATCGGGTAGTGATCGCAGGAACTTCTGGTGAATTAGAAGACGATGCCAACTTCACTTTCGATGGAACTATTTTAAACTTAGTTGCTGATTTTGATGTCTCGGGTATATCCACATTTGATTCTGTCACCGTAAGAAAAGATCTTGTAGTACTAGGAAACCTTCGAGTCGATGGTGCCACTACAGTTATAAACAGTACAGAACTTTCGGTTGACGATAAAAATATTACTTTAGCAGATGGTGCAACACAACCGTCCGATGCCAATGGCGGCGGTATCACTTTGAATTTAGGAACTGGTGGCGCAGCTACTCTTTTATATTCGAATACAAACGACGATTGGACTTTTAACAAATCTATTCACACTGATAGTGATCTTGATGTGGGGAACAATCTTACGGTTGTTGGTAGTACTACATTAGATTCCACCACGATTGATGCAACTAACGCAGGGTTGGTTGTTACAGGACTATCTGATCAAGGTACCGAATTTACTATTGTAACTATTGCCGCAGACGGAACAGTAGGAACCCGCGAAGCATCTGCTTCTGCTTTCTCGAATCCGGATTTACAGAACGTTACCGATGAAGGTTATGTTACAACCAGACCAATAGTTGCGTTGGGATTCAGTGGCGACTCTGCTACATTAGGAACCGCCAAAGTATCTGATTTAACTGCGACTAGAATAGTTTTAGCAGGAACAGACGGTGAGTTAGAAGATAATGGCAGTCTAACTTATTCAAATGATAGACTTAATACAAATAGGGCAAACATAGGTGCTGGTGGATTAACGGTAGGCACGACTAATTTATCAGATGCAGTATCAGATAATACTCTTATTTTAGGTCTTACTGCACTTGATAGTGTAGTAGATAGAACTCTTGGTAATATACTAGACATTGCTACGTTACAATATGTAACAGATCACGGTGCTTCTACTGATAACAAACTGACTTTGACGGGTGGGTTAAGACTTTCACCTGCTTTCAACGTAGACGACCAATTAACTTTATTAGGTTTGGTCGGAGATAGTGTAGTATCAACAGTAGTAGAAACAACTGCTCATACACCGTTAAATTATTTTACGATAGACAAAGCATCAGAAACGGGTGCAGACACTTTATCGAGAAGACTTGATGTTACTAACGCTATTGATTTAGATGGTGGGTTTACTGCTGCATTAACAAATCCCGGAACGCCAGCAGGACAGTTTGACGTTATTCGTCTTGCAGATGCTGGAGGAACCGATAGCGCATTTAGAGTCACTTTGCAAAGCGGTGCTACCAAACCGTTAGAGGATTTTACTTGGGAGTTTGTTCTTAACAACGGAGACTCGACTGGTGCAGAAGATGTTTACATTAGAAACCAGTTTTATTTAAACAGATCTTCTTTACCTACTTCATCGCCTTTTGATACAAGTCTTGTAGTTCCTGTATTTAATCCTACAAAACTTACTACGTTTGATAGTGTTGGTACACGAACATTAGGGAATGCTGCTAATCAGAATACCGATTTTTGGACTCTCCAAGTAGTAACCGATAATTCGAATCAAACAATTGGCACAGAAGCATTTGCTACTACTACAAGAAGTCTTAAAATTGATGGTCTTATCATCGACGGCATCAAAGATTTTAGCACACTTCCTGCCAAATATAATCCAGCAGGAGATGGTAATGCACTTTTCTTGGGACCACAGGATAGTGTGGGTTATCGTGACGTAGGGGCATTTGCTTTTAAAGATACCACTACGTTACAAGAAGTTACTACTGCTGTTTCTGGTGGTGACAGCACGACTGCGTCAATCACTACGCACGGATTGACTATTAGAAACGCTGACGCTTTTTATGTGAAACAAGATTTTGGTTCTTGGCCATCTATTGCGGATGTTGATGATGCGGTTATGTGGGACGTTAACACTGAGCAATTGACTGTAAGAAATCTTGCTCCTTCTGCTTTTGAGGTTCCGTCTTTACAAGATGTCACAACAGCAGGAGATTCAACTAATATAAGATCTGTGTTTGCTGGTGGTATAGATTTTGATCTAGAAAATACAAATGGTCTGCCAATAATTACTGAACAAAATGTTATTGATAATGGTGTCGGTTATTATAATATGCTTCTCGTTCAAACCGGAGGAGCAGAATCAGGGGTAGTTAAACGTGGATCACAAGGCGTTGTTTCTAGACTGACAGAACGAGATACTCTTCGCAGTGTAACTGATAGAGGGGCAAGTCTCAGTGCAGTTGGTGCAGACTCTGCAAGAGTTCCGCTTATTTTTAGCAACTACCATATTAAATTTACTGGGTTACAAGATTCAGAAACCAGAGATACTCTTGTAGCAATTAATCCAAGTACTGGTCAAATTTCTAGAAGATCTGTTTCAAGTATCAATGCTAATGATACTTTGAGTGCTGTTACCGGACGAGGTAATAAAACTGCACTGAGACTTGGAACCACCGGAATAGAATTACAAAGAGGCGCATTTGCGGGTGCTACTGATACTACAGACGATCTAGCGGATTATGATTTGGTTCTGAGCACCGTTGGTGGAGTTAACAACTCCACTTTACTATCTGTTGATCGTGGTCAATTCGATAGCGACTTAAACGTAGATGGTATCACCACACTCGACTCAACGACGATTGATGGTAAACTACTGGTCAAGGTAGGAAACACCTTTCCACAAACCGAAGATAGACTTTATATTGGAGGTAGTGGTTTAGATGGTGAAGATGCTTCCATTTATTTAGGTAATCACGGTGATGGTACTGGTTATGGTTGGAGATTTTTTTATCAAGGAACTGGCTCCGCCAACCTCAATAAATTAATTATTAGATCTGAAAATCTTGGCAGTCCGGTTGATGCATTAACATTTACTCAAGACGGTGTAGCAACATTTGATAGTACAATAATTGCCAGCGGCGGTATTGAGGGATTGACTCTAGCTAATGGTGGTATCAGTGGCACTAATTTTGATATTTCAGGCGTCAATGAGTTAGTCATCGCTGATCCCGGCGAAGGTATTAGATTTAGCAACAATGCTTCTGGAGATATTACCTTAGCGGTTGTGGATGATGCCTCTGATAACATCTTAGCGGTTACTGGTGGTGATGATACAATATTCCAAACACCAAATTTAAACGTTATTGGTATCACCACACTAGACTCAACTGCGATAGATGCTGGTGTTAATGGTGATGGACTAACTATACCGAATCTTGGTACTGAAATTGCCAATACTGATGTACTGACTATCAATGGCGATGTCGTAAGTAAGACTGCTTTCAGTGATCTTTATCAAGTTCCAACTCTACAATTAGTAACTGACGAAGGGAGAGTTACTACTGAAGAGATACAAGCTCTTGGTTTTATAGGGGATTCTGCGAGTATTTTTTATCATGTACAGATTGATCCAGAAGATGGTTATCAGTTAAATTTAGGTAATGGTTTTAGAACCTTTGAAACCAGAGGATTCCCAACCAACTCGCCAGTCACGCCTCGTACTGCTCTTACTGGAACTGGAGCAGATCAAGCATCGTTTGCTATTACCAGAACTAGTGCTGATGAGTTCCCTCCATATTTAATTTTAGGTAAGTCACGTGGAACTGATAACAACACTCTTAACGATGTTAGAGTAAACAGTGGTGATGAATTAGGTCGTATTGTTTTCGCAGGTATTGATCAGACTGGAGCAGGTGGTAACTATTTTCCCGGTGTAGACATAAGAGCAGTGGTAAACGGTGCTCCCGGTGATGAGGATATGTATTCTGACCTCATAGTTATGCAGCACAATGCATTTGGCGATCAAGAAAGATTGTTGGTTGGACAAGGTGGTCTTACTCTTTATGATTATGGGTACCCGTTAACTGGCAGTCTTAGCACACTTACTTTAAATCATCGAAGCGTCTCTGGAACGAGATCTCAACAACTTGCATTTAAAGCAGGTAATTCTATTGACTCAGATGCTGGCGTAGAAATGTCTGTAGTCAAGTCTATCGCAAGAGTAAGAACAAACGGTAGTGAAGAAGCAGATTTTGAGATCTCAACAGTGATTGGTGGAACCCTTGAAAGAAAACTTCACATTGATGCCGATCAGAGTGGCGAAAAGGTAATGGATGTTGAAAATGTAGATGCTTTGAAACTTACTACGGGTGTTGAATTCCGAGATGCCGCTGGCACAAATTTAGTTATTTACGATTCTGCTGGTGCAGTCCTCTGGGGCAATGTATAAATACAGGTAAAAGGTATCTAAATGGCACAACCTAATTCCAGACAAACGTTGATCGATCATTGCCTTCGAAGGTTAGGTGATCCTGTGATCGAAATAAATGTGGATGAAGATCAGATAGAAGATAAAGTCGATGATACTATTCAGTTGTATCAAGAGTTCCATAGTGATGCAACTTATCGTACTTATTTAAAACATTTGATTACGCAAACTGATGTCGATAACGGTTGGATTCCGATTTCGAGTGAGGTTTTATATATCTCACAACTGTTTCCTATTAATCCAACATTTTCTACTGTTAATATGTTTGATGTTAAATATCAAATGATGTTAAATAGTATGGGTGACTTTTTAAATTTTGGTGGTGGGTTGTCTTACTACATTCAATTTGAACAGTACTTAGATTTTATGGATCAACTTCTTCACGGCAATCCGCAAACTTCTTGGTCTAGGCATCAAGATCGTCTTTATATTTGGGGCGAATGGATCAATGATGATCTTAGGGTTGGTGATTACGTTGTTGCTGAAATATATTCTGCTATTGATCCGGATTCATTTACTAGCGTCTATAATGATATGTTTGTAAAAAATTATCTCACTGCTTTAATTAAACAACAGTGGGGTATCAACATGTCTAAATTTGAAGGCATGCAGTTACCCGGAGGTGTTACTGTTAATGCGCGACAAATGCTTGATGATGCTAATTCTGAATTAGAAAAGTTAGAAGAGAAGTTAAGAATCGAGCAAGAGTTACCGCCAGATTTCTTCGTAGGTTAATAAATGGCAACTAATAAGTATTTTTCACAAGGTGCCAGATCAGAGCAGGTCTTATACGAAGACTTGATAGTCGAGTCTTTAAAAATGTATGGGCAGGATGTTTATTACCTGCCTCGTGACTCTGTAAATCAAGACACTATCTTTGGCGATGAAACCTCTGCTGTTTTTGATGATGCATATAAAATAGAAATGTACATTGAGAATGTAGAAGGGTTCGATGGCGAGGGTGACTTGTTCACGAAATTTGGTGTAGAGATTCGTGACCAAGCAACCTTTGTGGTTTCTCGGCGTAGATGGTTACAACAAGTAGCGCCATACGAACATGAGCAGGACACTAATAATTTTTTTAGACCGAGGGAAGGTGATCTAATATTTTTACCTTTGTCCGGTTCTATATTTGAAATTCAAAAAACTTTTGATGAAACTCCTTTCTATCAATTGAAAAATTTACCCGTATTCAGATTGTCTTGTGAGTTGTTTGAATTTAGCGGAGAAAATTTTGATACTAATATTGCAGAAATTGATAACGTAGAAATATTTGGTCATCAATATCAAATGACTTTTACAGAAGTTTTTACAACAGAATTTTTTGGAGAGAATGGTGCGTTTGAAGTTGGCGAAAGGGTTAGACAGATTCAAGGGGAAGGGGATTCTCAAATTTACATATATGCTGATGTTGTAGAATATGATGCATCCGTTTCATCTGCTAGAATATTAAGTATAACTAATATAAGTACTTCGGATGGTTTGTTTCATTCATTTAATACAGTAGATAGTGTGATAGGACTAGAAAGTAATGCTGTCGGAATACCTACGATTGTAAGTGAAAAAGAAATGAATCAAAATCAGAATGATATATTCGAAACTGTTGCAGACGGAATTTTAGATTTCTCTGAGTCTAATCCGTTTGGAGATCCTTAATGTTAACTAATTGGTTTTATCACGAAAGAATTCGAAAGTCTGTTGCTGTTTTCGGTTCGTTGTTTAATAACATTTATGTTGTTAGACATAATTCTGCGGGTGAAATTATTAACCAAACCAAGGTTCCTTTGTCTTATGCACCTCGCCGTGATTTTATTGACAGAATCGCAGGGATGGAAGTGGGTGAAGAACAAGAAAGACAAATTGCTATTAAGTTACCAAGAATGTCATTTGAAATTCTTGCTATTCAATATGATGCTCAACGGCAATTGTCTAAGGTGGGAAAACGAACTATTGCCGACACTACTGATAGTGGGCGAGCAAGAAGGATGTATAACCCCGTTCCGTACAATTTACAATTTCAATTAAACGTATATGCAAGAAGTCAAGATGATGCGCTTCAAGTTGTCGAACAAATTATACCTTTTTTCACACCTCAATATACAGTATCTGTTAAACCACTAGAAGGATATGATGTCACAGAAGATACTCCTATAAGATTAGACGGTGTGGTTATGCAGGATGACTACGAGGGAGCAATCGAAACCCGTAGAACTATCATCTACACACTAGATTTTGAAATGAAGATTAATATGTATAAGGTTGTTGAATCTGCTTCTGCTATTATTAGAACAGTAGAAACTAATTTTCTCGATTTCGATACAGGCGGTTTGCTTGCATTCTGTAAAGTCGAATCCAATATTCTTTCAGGAGACAGTGCTAGTCTTCCTGGTAACATACTAGAAGATTCAGGACAAACTGCAACTAACACCTTATCATTAGTGAATACACTAAATGACATACAGGGTTATGAAATAACTACTTCTCCGGAGTTTGGTACTGCGGCGGTTGACTCAGACGGTACATGGATCTACACACCTAACCCAGATGCTTATGGACCTGATAGTTTTGTCATTGGTGTTGATGTTGGTCAAAATGTTGTAGAACAAATTAGCATTACCGTTAATGGACCTTCTAATGCTGGTGTGGATGATGCAATTGATGACACCTTCTCGTTAGATTACTCTGGCAGTGAAACAATTACTATGAATGTTTCTAGTAACGATCTGTTCGAAACTACTGGTGACATCACCCACGTTGTGGAAGATCAACCACCTTCTGGGCAAGGTACGGTTACACTTATCGATGCGCTTGCAGGAACATTCTTGTATACACCTCCTGCGGCACCATTCAGTGGCACCGTGGTTTGGAGATATCGAGCAATACCAGATGGTGCAGAGAACTCAGCAGAAGTGGGCGAAGTTACGATCACGGTTACAGACACTAGTAATATAGATCCCAACTTTGCTAACGTAGTATTCTTAGTTAATGCAGTTGATGGTGAGAGTAGTCCTACAACATACGCAAGTGATGCTTCTACTTTTAATAATTCACTAGTCACAGTTAATGGTGTCCATGTGGAAGCGGGATTGACTACATTATTCCAAGCAAAGTCAATGGAAGGAAATGGCACTAGTGGCAGAATTGAAAGTACGTTCACAGGCACAGGCGGAGTATTAGGTGCTGGTGATTTCACCATGGAAGGGTGGTTTTACACGTTACAGTCAGGTAACTACGAGATGGCAACCACCCATTCAACTAACGGGGTGAATGACGGTTTAGGGTTAGAACAAATCGCAGTTACTCACGAAGTAAGAGTGGTTAGAGGATTTAGTAATTTTGATACTTCTGGAACTCCCTTAAATCTTAACGCATGGAATCACGTAGCAGTAACACGAGAAGGCACTGACCTAAGAATTTTTGTCAACGGTGTTCTGGGACGTACTGAAACGAACGATACTCAAGACTATAGTTCAAACTTTTTACAAATAATGGATGCAACACGTAATGCGTCAGGCATTGCCTGGGGAGGATTCATTGAAGATTTTAGAATCACAAAAGGTGTCGCACGATATACTTCTAACTTCGCTGTTCCAACACAAGCATTTCCAACGGCATAAATAAGAATTATGGCACACGATAACTTCATAGACAAGAGAAGACGTAAATTAAATTTACGGGACGTTCATATCGAAAATGTTCTACCTGAACATTTTGCCTCGTCTTATCCAAAATTTATTACTTTGCTCGAAAAATATTACGAGTGGCAAAATCAATATGATGCAACAGAATTATTAAACCATCTTTTCCTTGCTCGTGATATTACAGAGACTGATATCACACTTTTAAATTTCATAGAAGACGAATTGCTGTTAGGCGGAAGTTATTTTGAAGGGTCAGGAGACAAACGTGCTGCTGCTAATTTTTCAAGTGTGTTGTTTAGAGCAAAAGGTTCTAAGTACTCTATCGAATGGTTTTTCAGATCTTTTTTTGATATCGATCCAGAAGTTATTTACACAAAAGAAAACATTTTTCTTATAGCAGACGATAACAATCCGTTATCTTTGATATCTAAAATTGGTCCATCTTCTTTAAGATTTCTTACCAACGATAAGTTATACCAAACATTTGCTATACTTGTTCGTGCTGGTATACCTGTAAATCAATGGAAAAATTTATTCAAACTATTTGTTCATCCTGCTGGTATGTATTTGGGTGGAGAGGTGTTACTCGAAAGTAATGCGGATCTAAATCTAACTTCTCAGAGTTCTGGTGAAACAACTTCGCTAAATTCTCCGGTAATTACTTTAATTCCTTCATACGAACCAGTTCCCGAAGGTCTTACAGTTAATTATGTAGTGGGAGCAGGAACTTCTTTAAATGGTCTAGGAGCACCAGAACAAACATATCTTTATCCTGGAACTTATAAATGGTATTTAGAACACGTAACGACAGTTGATTCTGATTTTGTGACAATTCCTCCTCAATTAGTCACTGCAACTCCTAGTATACAAGCAGGGAATCCAGCAACCGAAGGCGATATTACGCTTACTCTAAACAGTGTCAGTGCTGATTGGATTGGATATGATATTACTGGTTTAGGAATTTATAGAGGATCGACTATTATCAATGTAATTGGTGCACCAACTAACCAAATAACTTTGTCGAATCCTATCACACAGGATCTTCCTGCTTTGACAGAATTTGAAGTACTAGGTGGGTGGCAAGATTTAGAGGTAGGTGTTCAAACAGAATTACCGATAGCAGACCCTGTAAATTCAGGTCCCGGAAATGTGCCAGGTAAAGTTTATGATACTCCGACATCTGGGAGTTTTAATTTTACTATTGCAAACGACTTTTTCTTAAATGCTGAAGGTTTAGAACAATACAATATCATTATTAGAGATTGGTGCAATGCGCCTTACAGAAAATTAATTTTTAATGTTGAATATAATATTGCTGATGTTCATTACATTGTCCAGACTAGTTCAGTTAACGAAACAGGAACTGCTCAAACTATTACTATAAACGGAACCAATTTACCTGATGGTGATATAAATTACTACTTAGCAGACGCAACTACTGCTACTGGTTCATCTTTAAGTCTTGATGCCACATTAACTGCTCATCCTGGTACAGATCAAACTGGTTTTGGTGTTGGTGGGATTGGGTATAATAATGGATATGGTGATTGGGACGCGGCACAAACAAATGTTTTTGGATTCAATCAACGACAAACAATTACAGTATCAGGAAACACCGCTTCTTTTGATGTTTATCCTAGAAAAGATTTTATTACCGATAGCGGTGGTGGTCAAACGTTCAGGGTTTTCTTGACGGGTCCTGCTACTTATAGTGATTATCATGCTGATCCTAATAATGTAGAATTGTTAGCATATCTCAACCCAAGCAATACACAAGAACAGGGCGCGATTGTAACAATTAATGACACTTCTGTATATCCACAGTATGCTGTTTCTCAAAGTGATATTACTGAGGGCGGTTCTATTGTTCCGACAATCACTGTAACGAACGAACACAATCCAAACGGTGATTATTTTTACAATCAAAGCACAGAAACACTTACCTCTGATGGAGTGCTTTGGGAAATCCTTGATGACTTGGATGGAAGAATTACAACTACCAGCGGAAGAATTGCTTTTAACGCAGCATCACAAACACCTACATTATCTGCAACCACAGTAGATGGGTATTATAGAGGAACACAAACCTCAACGATTAGAATTACAAACCACGATGTTCCTGCTCAAATATCTACGAATACTTTTGACATGGTTGATGCTGCTCCTAGTGCTGCTGTAATCACCGGACCTACTGCCATATCAGAAGGAGCATCTGGTTCGTTTGCATTTACTCGAAAGAATACTGCGCCCGGAACAAATTATTATTGGTGGGTTACTGGGGCAGAAGACGAAGATTTTGCCTCTGTTCCAAGGACAGGTTCACGATCAACCTTGACAGTAGGCACAACTGCTGCTAGTATTACTGCTGGCGGCGATACCATGATCATGACATCCACCATGGATCTTACTGCTGTCTTAGATCAACTTCCTCCAGAAGGCACACAAGCATTCGTAGTGAACGTTTCAGATACTGTTGGCGGTGCCGCGATTGCAACCTTCAACTCTTCGATCACTGATGTTGTTCCTGTATACACAGTTCTGACTTCGGCAGGATCATACACAGAAGGTAACACTGTTGTTATTGGTTTGGATGTTACCAACTCTGTCGGAGAAAATGTAGACTACGCAATTGAAGATGATGGCACCGGAAGATACAGTGTTGCTGGCGGAACTTTCATCTGGGGCGGAACAAGTTATGCAAATCTAAATCTTCCTACAACTGTTCTTGCAACGGAAGAGGGGACTCAGACTATCACCATTACGGTTACAGGTCAGAGCACAGGAATACAAGATACAGTTGAATTCGATTTGACAGACCTTGTTCCTACATATGGATTGACTATTGCCTCACCTGTAACGGAAGGCAATGACATAACACTAGATTTGAGTGTAACCAATTCTGTTGGCGAAACCGTTAGTTGGGCATTGACCGGTGATTCTCAAGGACGTGCTGGTGCTTCGAGTGGTGACTTTACCTCACCAACCTATGCAAACGTTGTTGTCACTACAACAGAAGACGCAGGATTTGTTGGTCCCGAAGTTTGGACGTTCACGGTTACCGGTGATGACAGTGGTCAAACCGCACAACAAACAGTTACCGTCAATGAAGCAGGAATAGTAAGAACTAATTTAATCGACATGGTTGCTACAACCGTAACAGAAGGCGATGGTTACAGTTTCACTGTCACTCAAACATTACAGAACACCGCCACTTATGCGGATTTTGCATATGAGATTACTGGTGATGCACGTGCTAATGTTGGATCGACTACTATTACTGCTGCTACATTTGCGTCTAATAGTGGTGTGGTCACAATCAGTCCTACCACGACTTCTAGTGATGTTTATGAAGGTCCACAGACGATTACAATTTCTGGAACTGGAACAAGTGATACGTTTAGTCTTGTAGATGCTGCAACTGTTTACAATGCTGGATCGTTCAATGTATCAAGTATTGCAGAACAAGGCGGTGTTGCTAGGTTCACCCTTTCGGGCACCAATATTCCAAACGGTACTCTTGTTCCCTATACAATTACAGGTGTTCAAGCAGCAGATATTGATGTAGCATTGACTGGAAACATTACAATGGGTGGCAGTAACAGTGGGTTTATTGATGTCACTGCTGTCTATGATAATGTTGCGATTGAAAACGAAACTCTAACTTTGACTGCGGGTGGTCAATCCGATACGGTTGATATTACTGATGCTGTTCCTACTGTTACTTACACTGCGTCAACCAATACACCGGTAACAGAAGGTTTCCCAATAGAATATACTATCGTAGCAACGCAAGTAAACGGTGGTTCGTATGAAGATGTTACGGTTACAATTACGGGCACTGCTTCGGGTAGGGTCACCGATGGTACTTTTGCAATCACCGCAGCAGAATTTACTTCGGGTAGCGGTACGGTAACAAAGAATTACAGTGTAATAAGCGATCCTGTATATCAAGGGGACGAAAATGTCACCATCGATGCGGTTGGTGATACTTACGGTAATTCAGCACCGCAACAAACCGTGACTATTACAGATCAGGCAGCAGCAATCAATAGTGTCTCTGGTCCTGCTGAGATTAATGATGGAGGAGCAACGACTTTGGTTGATCTTGGCGCAACAGTAAATGCTACTGCAAATTCCGGACCTGCACCTGGACCGGACAAAGCAGAAGTTACATTTAGTTGGAACTCTCTATCAGACGGTGATTTCAGATTCACTGATACAAGCACCGGTTCCGGTAGTAGCAACCTTCCGATCGCCAGAACATGGTTGCTTGCAGGATCGTCAAGCGATTACGATATCAGATTCGATCTCGACGGTTCATCATCGGCATTATTTTCAGGCACTACCGGATCATGGTTAGACGCAAGCGGTAGTCATGTTTGGGTCTCGCGGGACGAATCACTTACGCAAGCAAATGGCAATGTGTTCGGCACTCTTAGTATAAGAGATGGCACAACACTAGATCTTTTAGATGCCATAACTGTCACTATGACAGCAACTTATGAACAGTAATAGATAAGATACTATGGCTAATCCAACATATCAATTTAGTGTGCTTCATTCAAATATGCCCAATGCATCTACGCTGTATTGGAGAATTGTTAATGGCACCGGCGGAAATATAGCAGTAGATTTTCCGAGCAGAGACAGCGGAACTGAAACCACGGACGGTACTAGAAATTCTAGTATAGAATTAGAAGTGGAAGAAAATGCTACCAGCGGAACAAGGGGATATGTTTTAGAAGTAGCAACCAATGCTAGTTATATCGGAAAACAAACTCATTCTTTTAATGTAATAGATGGCACAGTTATTCCTGCAAATGCTCCGACTGTTACGCCCAATACTACGTCACCCACCGAAGGTGATACAGTTACCTTTACATTCGGTGAAGCAGCAGGGTCTGCCGCGCAAACATATTACTTCGATATCACTCATGGTACAACGGTTAATGCTGACTTTACGGCAGTGCCTCCTGGCAATACCCCAACTGCAAGAACTACTGTTACATGGAATGGAACATCATTCTCTCCTGCCACTGTTGATGTGACACTTGCGGGAGCAGGAGGCGCAGACGGTGTAGATGATGGTGAACAATTTACTGGTAAATTGTTTGATGCTGTGACTGGCGGAACTGAAGTAGCAACCACTGCAACGATTACTGTGGCAGATGATCCAGTAGTTATCAATTTTGCCTTTGCAACAACATCTACTGATATAGACTTAGATGGTGCATCAGGCGGAGGTCAGGTATTTACCGAAGTCACTTTATTTAATAACGGTGATGCTACAGTTGCAAACTCTTTTATTGATAATTTCAGTACAGGAACCGTAGTTACAAACAGTGTTACTCCTGCTATAGCCAGTGATAACTGGGTAGATGCATCTGAACATGTTGCAGGTTTTGGTGATGATTATCAAATCCAAGTGAATTGTTACCTAGACAATACTAAGAGCACCAGATTACCTGGCAATACTACACGATCTAGTGATTTCCCGAATTCGCCAGTTAATTTTAGCGGTTACGACACTATATTCCTGTTCAAAGGAACAACGAATTTAAACGGTAACGAAGCAGGGGTGACTAATGTTCAATGGGAACAAGATGATACGAACCCAGCATGGTTTCAAATGGATGAAGATATTAAAATTCAGTTGAAGTGTGATGTTGCGGCAGTCCCACCTAACCAGTTGACAGGAATAGGCACTACTACACCTATCTACATTGAGTTTATTATCAAGGAGTATTCAGGAGTTCTTGGTACAGGAACGACTGTATTGACTGCTGGATTTGAAGCAGCACAGCGCATAGATAACAATTAAAGTATAAAAACTTATGAAAGATGAAAATCCAAACATTAGTAAAGATTACGAGACCTCTCGGGACACTTACTTAGAGTTGATTGAGGGTGGTAAGCGGGGTCTTGATCTTATGATTGAAGTGGCACGTGAGTCAGAACATCCTCGCGCATTCGAAGTCTTATCTGGTATGATAAAGAATGTAGCAGACGTTACTGATAAACTTATGGATCTAAATAAAAAACATAAAGATATTACTTTACCGGAAAAAGTTGAAACAAAACAAATTACAAACAACAATGTTTTTTTAGGAAGCACTACTGATCTACAACGATTATTAAAAGATGAAGCAAAGGTGATTGAACAAGATGACTCAAGCAATACGAATGTCAAATGATACCTATCAATACAATCATCTGGTAAAGAAAGACGGTGTAGTTCAAGAATGGACAAAGGACGAGGTTCTTGAATATAAAAAATGTATGGATAGTCCCGCTTATTTTGCGGAAACCTATCTCAAAATTATTTCGTTGGATAGGGGACTTGTTCCTTTTAATCTTTATCCCTATCAAGAACGTATGTTCAAATCTTTTAACGATAATCGTTTTAACATTGTACTTGCTTGCAGACAATCTGGCAAATCAATTTCGTCAGTCGCCTATCTTCTCTGGTACGCAATTTTCACACCTGAAAAAACAATCGCAGTCCTCGCAAACAAAGGTTCCACTTCACGAGAAATGCTTGGACGTATCACGCTCATGCTTGAGAATTTGCCATTCTTTCTACAACCTGGTTGTAAGACTCTCAATAAGGGTTCTATCGATTTTTCTAATAACTCTAGGATTGTTGCTGCTTCTACCTCTGGGAGTTCTATTCGTGGTATGTCTGTCAATCTGCTCTATCTCGATGAGTTTGCTTTTGTTGAGCGAGCATCTGAATTCTACACTTCAACCTACCCCGTAGTCTCTGCCGGTAAAGATACTAAGGTTATCATAACCTCGACTGCCAATGGGATTGGTAATATCTACCATAAAATTTGGGAAGGTGCAAATCAAGGAATAAACGAATACAAACCATTCAGAGTCGATTGGTGGGATGTGCCGGGACGAGATGAGAAATGGAAAACAGAGACCATATCAAACACTTCCCAACTACAGTTTGACCAAGAATTTGGCAACACTTTCTTTGGAACAGGCGACACTTTAATAAATGCAGAGACGCTAATGTCATTACGAGCAAAAGCGCCTCTGCGGGTCTTAGAGGGCGGTCTATTGTCCATCTATTCAGAAACTCGGCCGAGCCACGAGTACATCATGACCGTTGATGTCTCGAAAGGAAGAGGTCAGGACTATTCTACGTTCACTGTTATTGACATTACGACACGCCCTTTTAGTCAAGTGGCTGTGTATCGGAACAACACTATTTCTCCAATACTCTTCCCTAATATTATATATAAGTACGCTGTTGTCTACAATAATGCTTATGTGGTTGTCGAAGCAAATGATCAGGGTGGGGTAGTATGTAATGGTCTTTATCATGATCTTGAATACGAAAATACCCATGTATCTTCCGCAGTAAAGTCTTCCCACATTGGGGTAGAAATGAATCGAAAAACCAAGCGTCTTGGTTGTTCGGGGTTTAAAGATCTTTTGGAGACCAACAAACTAGAACTTGTTGATGAAAAGACTATTCTTGAAGTGTCTACTTTCGTAGGTAAAGGACAGTCTTATGAGGCATCCGATGGAAATCATGACGATCTGGTTATGAATTTAGTTATGCTGGGGTACTTCGTAACCACTCAGTTTTTCTCTGACATGACAGACATCAATCTAAAAGAAATGATGTTTGCCAATCGAATGGAAGAAATAGAAAATAACATTGTTCCCTTTGGATACATCGATGATGGTACCGATGCGATCAACGAAATATTGTCACAAGAAGACATAGAAAGAGGTAATTGGTCCGTAGTTTATGATCCTGATTTTTAATTTTTTATAAATAAAAGCATTGAGAATCTAACCGTATTATGAAATCATATCATAGGTAAACGAAAAGGACACGATTATGGCAAATCAATTCGCGTCTCCTAATATCACAGTAAAGGAAATTGATCTTACGGGTGTAGTCCCGGCAGTTGATACTTCTACTGGGGCATTCGTGGGGAACTTTAATTGGGGACCAATTGAACAACCGGTTCTAGTTGCTAACGAAGCAGCTTTAGCGGAAACATTTGGATCTCCCGCATTAAACTCAGACGCTACATCAATTGACTTTCTATCTGCGGCATATTTTTTAAAATATGCTAGTACATTGTATGTTGTTCGAACGCAAGAAGGAGCAGTGAATGCTTCTATTGCGGGTGCAGGTATTGTAGCTTCGGTTACAGTTGCAGGAACTAACAACAACTACACCAACACTCCAACCATTGGTTTCACCGGTGGCAGTGGTGCAGGTGCAGCAGCAACCGCAGCAATGGAAATCAAAGGCATCACCGGTACTCCTACTGATGGTGGTACAGGTTATGCGGTCAGCGATACATTCGAAATCGATTTAGGAACTGGTACTAATGCTACAGGTACAGTACTTGCAGTCGATCCGGGTGGTATTGTAACTTCAGTTTCACTCAGTAGCGGAGGTTCCTTTTCTGGAACTCTGGACTCCTTAACCGGACATACTACAATTAATACGAGTGGCGGTGGAGACAATGCACTTGATGTAACAGTCACAGTAGGTATTAAATCTATCACCATTACAGACACGGGCAGCGGTTACACTGGAGTACCTACGGTTACTGACAGTGAAGCAGGTAATGCCACTTTAACTGCGGTTACTAACGCAGACGGTGTTCTGGTTAAAAATGCAGAAACATGGGAATCAGATAAATCTGGTCTCAACGCAGAGCAAATTATTGCGAAGTATGCTGGTACGGCAGGTAATAGTTTACAGGTTTCATTCTGCCCAGTATCGGGTGGTGATGCATCTTTTGATGGTTGGGTTATTGGTACTACTAATGTGTTTGCAGAGTTTGATGGTGCACCCGGAACGTCACAGTATGTGTCTGATCTCGGTGGTAGTAATGACGAAGTTCACGTAGCCATTATCGATGAAGACGGTGTTTTTACTGGAATTCCAGGCACTATCCTTGAAACGTTTCCCTATGCTTCTTTGGCGGGTGATGCCAAGACCGCAGACGGTTCATCTAACTATGTGTTAGATGTTTTAAATGCTAAATCTAACTACGTTCGTGCAGCAGATCTCGCATCATTCTCAGAATTAGGGAATGTATCTACTGGATTCACTCAAGTAACAACTTCTGTACAAACTTCAAGTTTGTCAGGTGGGGTTGCAAGCAACGTATTAGACGAGGGTGATGTTGATACTGGTTTCGATTCTTTCGAAGATCCCGAAACTATTACGGTTGATTTTTTAATTGCCCCTAGTATGACTAGTCGAATTGCACAGAAAACGGTTGTTGCTAACTTGACAGGAATTGCTAGTAGTCAGAGAAAAGACTGCGTGGTAGTTTCAAGTCCCTGTAGAGATGACGTGCTGAATCAAGCAAATCCCACGGCGATTGTTAATGCAATTAAAACTTTCTCGAACGAACTGTCTTCTTCTAGTTACTTGATACTTGACAACAACTTTTTAAAAGTTTACGACAAGTACAATGACCAGTATGTTTTCATTCCTGCCGCCAGTTCTACAGCGGGTCTTCTCGCGTTAACTGATCAAGTGTCTGCACCATGGTTCTCTCCTGCCGGACAACGGCGTGGTAATTACTTTGGGGTAACATCTCTCGCATGGAATGCTAATAGAAATGCAAGAGATACTCTATATAAAGTTGGTGTTAATCCGATTGTAAACCTTCCGGGACAAGGGATTATTTTATATGGCGACAAGACTAAAGAGTCTCGCCCAAGTGCATTTGATCGCATTAACGTTCGTAGGTTGTTCCTTGTAATCGAACGCGCCATTAAGGCGGCGGCCGCAAATGTACTGTTCGAATTCAACGATGAGTTTACTCGCGCAGAATTTGTTAACATAGTAGAACCTTTCTTGAGGGAAATTCAAGGGAGAAGAGGTATTACTGATTTCAGGGTAGTTTGTGACGAAACAAACAACACTGCGGCAGTGATTGATGCTAACCGATTCATTGCTTCTTGCTTTATCAAACCAGCACGTTCAATTAACTTTATCACGCTTAATTTCGTGGCAGTTAGAACGGGTGTTGACTTTGATGAAGTTGTCGGCACGGTCTAAGGAGAAATAAACAATGGCAATTTTAGGAGTCGATGACTTTAAATCTAAACTGCGTGGTGGTGGTGCTAGACCGAATCTGTTTAACGCAACTATTAACTTTCCTTCCTATGCTGGGGGTGATGTCGAACTGACATCATTCCTCTGTAAGGCTGCAGCCTTACCGGCAAGCACGACAGGTGTACTAACGGTACCCTTTCGGGGCAGGCAGTTAAAGATTGCAGGAGATCGTGTATTTGAAGATTGGAGCGTTACTATCATTAACGATACCGATTTTGCAATTCGAGATCCCATGGAAAGATGGTTAAACGGAATCAATTCGCATTCTGCTAATACTGGATTCAGCAATCCCGTCGATTATCAGTCGGACCTCATAGTTGATCAGTTAGATCGTGACAGTACTGTATTGAAACGATATAACTTTCGAGGTTGTTTTCCAACAAGTGTTGGTGCTATCACGTTAGATTATGATACCGTTGATGCACTGGAAACCTTCGAAGTTACCTTTGCTATTCAATATTGGGAATCAAATACGACGAGTTAATTCACGTCTAAATAACAGGGTGTCTACGGGCACCCTTTATTTACATATTAGGACAACTCATGGCAGATGATACAATATTAAAACTTTTTGGGTTTGAACTTAAAAAATCCAATAAAGGGTCAGTGAAACAGAAACTTGCGTCTGTTGTGCCGCCCACGGATCCTGATGGTGCTGGTTATGTTAGCACTATGGCAGGACACTATGGACATTATCTCAATGTCGATGGTGAAATCAGTTCTAAAGATAATCATCAGTTAATTTTGAGATATCGAGGCGTAGCAGTCAACTCAGAAGTTGATATGGCAGTCGAAGAGATTGTAAACGAGGCAATTTCTGCATCTGAATTAGAATCATCAGTACAATTAGTTTTGGACAAGGTGCAAGTGCCTGATAAGATAAAGAAATTGTTGACTGAAGAGTTCGATAATATTGTTGGGATGTTGAATTTCAATGAGTTGGGGCATGATATATTCCGATCATGGTACATTGATGGAAGATTGTACCATCATTTGGTAGTTAACGAAGCAAATTTAAAAGCAGGAATTCAAGAAATACGACAGATTGATGCATCTAAAATTAGAAAGATGCGTAATGTTAAGTACAAAAAAGATCCGGCAACAGATGTTAAGATTGTAGACGAGATAGACGAGTTTTATCTTTACGAAGAAAAACCAGGAGCCCAAGCAAGTGCTGTTAAGTTTTCTACAGACTCCATTTCTTATGTGTCAAGTGGTCTTTTAGATGAATATAAAAAGAAAGTAGTCTCTCACTTACATAAAGCACTTAAACCTATTAACCAATTACGTATGATGGAAGACTCTCTAGTCATCTATCGTCTTGCTCGTGCACCCGAACGTCGAATCTTTTACATTGATGTTGGTAATTTACCTCGCGGTAAAGCAGAACAGTACATGAAAGATATCATGACTAAGTATCGTAACAAGTTAGTGTACGATGCATCCACTGGCGAACTCAAAGATGATCGCAAGCATATGTCTATGCTCGAAGATTTTTGGTTGCCTCGTAGAGAAGGTGGGAAAGGAACCGAAATCTCTACACTTCCGGGTGGTGATAATCTTGGTCAGATTGATGATATACTTTATTTTCAAAAGAGATTATATCGTAGTTTGAATGTGCCGGTCAATAGGTTGGAACAAGAATCTCAGTTTTCTTTAGGAAGAAGTACAGAAATTACACGAGACGAAGTTAAGTTTCAGAAATTCATTGATCGTTTACGTATGAGATTTTCCCACTTGTTTCTTGAAATTCTTAAGAAACAGTTGATAATAAAAGGTATTATCACGCCGCAAGATTGGGATGAGTGGAAGAACGATATTGTTGTTGATTATATCAAGGACAATGCCTTTACTGAATTGAAAGAAGCAGATCTTTGGCGGGAACGATTCGGACTGATGCAAGAAGCAACTCAGTTTGTAGGTGATTATGTTTCGAAAGAATGGATTTGGAAAAATGTTTTAAGATTATCTGATGCAGATATTGAGGATATGAAGAAACAAATAGAAGAGGACGAACCGGAAGAAGGCGAAGAAGACGCGCTTGTCCCCGATGAAGCCTCGGCACCCGCAACACAGTCTGTTGATATTAAAGTTAATGGTGAACCCGTTAAATCAGAAATAGAACGTCAAAAAAGTGCTGAAGACGAAAAGAAAAAGAAAGAAAAAGAACAACAAAAGAAAGAAAGATACATTCCGTCCTCCGAAGATGAACTAACTGAAGAACTTACCAGATACATGGCAAAACTCAATGAGCAAAATTGATAAAATTTCTACTGCATTTGCAGTAGTACATACGGAAAAGCGGATAGGACAGTTAGAAGAAAAATGGTTTGACATCATAAGTGAAGTCGAAACTATACGTGGTCCTGCGGGTCTAGACGGAAAGCAGGGTCCGAAAGGAGATAAGGGTGTCAAAGGCGACAAAGGAGATCGAGGAGATACTGGCGAACAAGGAATTGCCGGTGCTGATGGAGAATCCGGACGTGACGGCATTGATGGCAAAGACGGTGATAGAGGCGAAAAGGGCGAGACTGGAGAACAGGGATTACAAGGTCTTCAAGGACTCAAAGGCGATAAGGGCGATATCGGACCTGTGG